CCAGCAAACACAGTTACCTTACCAAGCGGAACACCTTTGTGAAAGTCGCCACTAATAAGATAGTTTAGTGCATAGTTACCTGTGCTGATCCAGTCTTTAGGATCGTTGAATCCACTACTCATGCCTGAGATGGATTTTGTTAAGTCCTTACGGAACTTAGTCGGATCGAATGATTTATTCGCCATATTATTCTCCTATCTAAAAAGCGTAATGGGGGATTGCTCCCCCACTAAAGTTACTGTCCTTGACGTGCTCTAATCATTGCTAGAATATCGTCTGCGCCTGCGCCTGCTGTCGGAGCTGCCTCAGTTGTCGGAGCTGCTACTGGTGCTGCTTCTACCACTGGTGCCGCTTCTGGAGCCGCTACTGGAGCCGCCGGTGCTGGTGTGGATGCTTTTACAGGATCACCTGTACGCTGTGCCATACCTGCTGGACGGAAGTAGTTACTCCAACGTTCTGCATCATATGCTTCACCGTCTACTGACGCTTCAAACATTTCTTGCATAACCTTTAGTTCTACATCACCCGGCTTTTTAGGAAGGAAGTCACTTAAATTAAACAACCCGTGTGTATTAACTGCATTCATTTCAGTGTCACCTAGTGGACGATCTCTACGTGCCCAATTAGATGTTGAATAGTCTGCATAACCGCCTTTACTTGTTTTGTTAAGACGGAAGTCTACACCAGCAGTATAATCTGTTGGTAACTCTTCCATATCTGGATCCATAAGCGCCTGCTTAATGATTTGGAAAATTTGTGGACCAATAATAAATCTACGGATTGGATTCTCCGGAGTAGTATCGTCCGTTAGCGGGTTATCAGTTACAAACCCTTGGAAGATATAAGAACGTTTCTTCCAATACTTGCGACCCATATCTTCAAGACTTGGATCTTTAAACCAGCCACGTACTTCGTTTAGAATGTTACATGTTTCACCGTACATTTCCATACACGGAATTTGTACTTGTACTGGGCGTGAGTCTGTCTCACCTTTAATACCTGCAAATGGAAGTTTAATTACTAAACGTTCTTTCCAAAAGAAAGTATTATCTGCATCGCCATCTGGAAGGAAACGTAGAACCGAGTTCTCGCCTTCTTTCATATTCCAAAATGGGTAAATGCCGTTATCACCACCGCTTGAACTGCGGTTGTTGTTACCTGCTTCTTGCTCTTTGAGCTTTGCACGGATTTCTGCTAATGATGCCATAGTTATGCCTCCTAATTGTTATGCCTATGTGCAGTAGCTATATTGCTACTAGTGCCTATTTTGTATATAGCACAGTTGTTATTATACACTCTGCTATTTACGTTGTCAAGTCTTTTTTTAAAGAAAAAGAAATAAAACTTATAACAGGACTATTACAGTCCTGCTAATCTCATAATATCTTGTGCTTCTTTTGCGGTTGTGTTCTTTTCAGCCTTACTGTATCTATCTTTTAAACGTCCTAGTTCTTCTTGCGAAGCACCTTCACGTCCTGCTTGTGCTGCTTTAACCATGTATTCTTTGCCATGCTTTTTAACACCAGTGTGATACTGTAATCCTGACTCTTCCATTTCAGTATCTCTGTAGCCCATTACTTCTGCTACTTTATTATTGATCATTTCAATGAACTTTTTAGCAGGTGTAATATACTGTTCACCATAATCTTTTTCTACCATAGTTAATACTGCTGTTTCACCTTTTGGAAACTGTCCGTTTTCTCTATCAAAGTAACTTAGTATGAACTCGCCTAATGGTGTCTTTTCGTCCTTTTCAAGTGTAATCTCGTCACCGTCTGGACCGTCAATTTTGTCACCTTTTTTCTTGCCGTTCATTTTAGCTTTTGCTACAGCACCTGAATATGCATTACCTTCGCCTTGTGCTTGTTGTTGCTTTGCCCAAAGTTCGTTTGCATGATCTTGACATTGTTGCATCATGTCTTCTGGATCTTGCATGTCAGTATCCATATCAACATCATGGCCTAATTTACTACTTGGATTGTTTCCATAAGCATGTACTCTAATTGACTTAGGATGCACAACTGGCTTACCGTTAACTATTGTTGCTGTGTACTCTATATCTGCTTCGTCTTCTTCACCGTCGTCACCTGTAGCATAACCTTGAAACTCTCCATCAAAATGTTCAGGATCAAAGTCTTCGGCATGCATTGCTGCCATATGCTTCTTGTACTTTGCAGTACCTTTTTTGTGCGGGCTTTTACCTTCACCAAACTGTCCCATCATTTCTTCAAATGCATCTTCAATAGCTTGTTCATCTGTTGTACCTGAACGTGTAGTCCAACCACTGTTTAATTCTTTACCAATGCGTTCTACTTCTACATCCATATCACCGGCTTGCATATTCTTTTTGCGAATTTCATTATACAAACAAACTCTTGGATCATTTAAACAACCTTGTTCTAGTCTGCTGATCATTGTTTTGTCCATGCCGTTGCTTGACAATACAGTTCTTAATATATGTAAGTCTTGATCATACTGTTTCATATTGTCAGCACGACCTTGTTTAAAGTCAGCAATCTTACCTTTAGCCCAATCAATAGGACCTTCTTCTAATTCTTCTAATGTTACGTCTTGTGCTTTTGTTGCTTCACTTACAAGATTATAAATGTATGGAAAAACATCTTGTAATTCTTCGTTAAACTGTTTGATAGTAAGTTGATCAATCCAATTTTCTGCAACATCACTTGGTACATCTTCTAGTACAGGTGTTTCAAAGCCGTCAACTGCTTCTTTATAATAACCTGGTTTTTGTAAATTTGAAATTTCTTTTTTAATTGCTACTGCACGTTCTTTAACAATGTCTACATATCCAGCTAGACTTTCTGCCATTACACTACTACGACCCATATAAGTTTTAAACTTACGTAACTTGTTTAGTTCTTCTGACATACTAACAATATGTTTACCAAAGTCATCATAAGGATAACCGCCTTCTGCAACATGTGTTGCCATTGCTCTTGCACCGCTTAGGTGTTTGTAAGGATATTTAAACTTTTCACCCTCTGCATTTTCAATATAAATTTTGCCAATCTTTTGACTTCTGGCTCTGCTATTCTCTTCTACGCTAATTGGCGTAGAATGTTTTATAGATAATTTTGCGTTTCCAAATTTTTGAAAACTTGTTTTATCTGTTCCATACATTGTTGACTCTGTCATCTGTTCTTCCTCAGTGCGGTTTGACGCTAAAAAGTTGTAATCTCTGCGATCTAAGTTTGATTTTGTAATATTTCTAGTATCAAAATTTAACATTCTTTTCTTGCTGAATACTCTAAGCTCTTTAAGAAAATTATACCAATTGTCTCTAGTCATTGCGTCTTCATTAGCAACAAAATCATTACTATACATAACACTTAAACTAGTATCGTCAATACTAATACTTACTTTACCTAATGCTCTGTTTGACTCTTTGTACTCAAAGTCAAAGAAACGAGCTTCTTCAGGTACATTAGTTATTTTTCCTTCTTCGTCACCAATAGTAACATTCGGAAAACGTCCTCGAACTTTATTAAATAGTTCATCTGCTATGTTGTCAAGATTCTTCATAAAAGTATTTATCAATAATTGCTGCTAACGAAGATTGGCATGGGTGCTTCGTAGTCTTCAATATCCTCTGCTTGATTAAACGAATTGTACACTCTAGGATCCCAATCTTTTAACACACTCATCATTCTGATAGCAAGTAATGTTGCACTTACTAAATCGTCACTCATACCAGATTTTGCTTGATAGCTTGAACCTGTAGCAACAAAGCCTTTAAGTTCAGATACAAACGGTTTGCTGTTGATAATCATTTTATCATTTTCTATCATTGTTTTGAGTCTGCTACAAGCCGTTACTTTTGTGCTGTGTGTAGTATTAAATCCTTTGCGGAATTTACGAACGTGTCCTTTGCGGATAGGCTCACTGACGAACAAACCCGGAATGTTCTCTTCTCCGTAGTCGTTTATAACGATAAGGGCAGCCTCGCCTAGTCCATTGTTCTCCACGCTCCAGTAAATTCCTTGCGGGTTTTTAGTTTGCTCTTCTAGATACTTGCATATATCACTTAACACTCTAACTTGTCCAGGTATTGCAGTTTGATTGTGTTGCCATTCGGCAACTTGTTCGTAACTAGGTAATTCAAAAACTTGTATAGCAGCATTATCGCCACCTGTGCCCATACTAGGGTCAAGTGCTACTGCATATGTATATTGGCTGGTTGGTTTTTTATACCAACGTGTTTGCCCCATATTAAGTATAGGGCTTCTGCCGTCCATGGTGGCAAGTTTAATACTGTTGATTAATGTTTCATCAAATACTAAGAATTCACAACCATACTCACGTCTAAACTTTTCTTCACCAATACGACCAATTTCTTCTTCTTTCCAGGCATCGTCTCTGTCAGGGTGTTCGTGCCACTCGGCAACAAAACTATGAAATCCATTTATTCCAAGCTCTTGTTCATTGCCGTGTGCATCAAACTTTTCTTCTGCTTGTTTCCAAATAGTAGCAAACGTATCTTCGTCACTGTTAGGTGTGCTAGTAATAATAGCACGACCACCTGTTGCTAGTGTAGGCGAAATTGAAGTCCAAAACTCTTCTGCAATGTTAGGCATAACAAATGCAAACTCGTCACAGTATAGTAACGAAATACTCATACCACGTCCTGTGTTGCCCGTTGTAGTTTGTGCTACAATACGTGATCCATTTTCAAATTCAATTGATTGTTTGTTGTATGACGTAACACCTGCTCTAATATGATCAGGACAAGTTTCGTACACAAATCGTATACGTGACATAATCTCTTGTGCGCCTGTGTATTTGTGTGCTGCTACAAGAACTGTTTGATCCGGTTTAAACATAGCGTACCATGCTAGGTAGATACTAGCACATGTAGTTTTACCTGTTTGTCTAGGCATCATATTAATGTTAAAGCGATAGTTGTGATAGCTATGCATCAAACGTAACTGATACTCGTAAGGATCAAACAACAATTTACCTTTTACAGGATGCTGAATAAATGCAAAGTGTTTTGCAAAGTGTAGATACCCTTCGTCAGGATCCATACACTTCATCAAGTCTTCTACTTGTGCATTTGTAAATGTTTCTTGTTTATTGGCTTTCTTAATTAAGACGCCGTCTAGTGATGCTGCCATAATAATATTTATTCAAAAAAATAGGCCCCGAAGAGCCTATTGATTAGTTTAAGGAATTAAGCAGGTACGCAGTTGTTAACTCTAACTCCGCCCTTCATCTTTGTTTTAGGGTTTCCAATCTTTTTACCCTTCCAACATTTTGGATCTAAGCGTTGCTTTTCAGCAACATATGTTTCGTCTTCTGATGCTATTACGTTTCCGCACTCAGAGCATTTAGACTTCTTTTTTTTAGAATACTTACCTTCTAATGCTGCTTTTAGTTCTTCTTTAATACGTGCTTCTAACTCAGATGTATCATCGCTATCGTCTTCAACTGCCATTGGATTATCACCACGCTGTGTAGCAGGGTACGCTTTTTTCTTACGATTTAAATCATTGCCATCAGGAATAACATCGCTCATATCACCGTATTCTGGATCTGGTGAATTGGCATAATTTTCTTCAGTTGGTTCATCAGGTTTACCAACTATTAAGTCTCTCATAGTAGCCATGTCCATTTCTTGGTCATCGCCATCTGGTGCTGGTAACATTTTTGGTTCATCTGTAACTGCTGGACCCATCTGTGTAATGCCAGCAGCATCTTGCATCATTGCAATTAAGTCTGACACATTATCTTTACCTGATGCTGTAATACTTACTGTTACTGGTTGCCCACCTTCTGACGCCATTGGCATTTCTTGTCCTGCCATCATTGGGCTACCACATTCTTGTATAGACTCTAAGATAGTTTTCATACTGTTAACATCTTTTGTACCAGCGGAAGGTTTATCACCACTTGCGGCTGCATCCATGTTTTGTAAAATATTTTTCATATCCATTTTTTTAACTCCCTACAGTGCTGGCACTGTTTTCTTTGTTGTCAATATCTTTGCTATCGCCTACGTGTACGCCTTCAGTAGGTTCATGACCTCGCTCTTTACGGGCAGTTTCTAATTCTTTTAGTAATCCCATTATGCGTTCTCCTGCTACTTCTTTTTGTGCAGATTCGCCACCCATATCTTCTTGTGTTAATAACACATCGTATGTAGTTTCTTCTGGAGCGTCTTGATATTCTTCTCTAGGATCATTCATATTACGCACAATAATATATGCTTGATCAACACCGCAACACTTACCTAAATACTCTTGTAATACTTGCGGCGTAGTTGGATAGTTAACTTCTGCTTCAAAATATGTTACTTCCATATTTTGTAATTGTGGAAAATCTAACGGACGTTCTTGAATTGGTGTTTTCTTGCCTGCTGTTATATTTACAACATCATATTTTTCAAGTGCCATTTTCATTTGTTGCACACATTCATCTGGACAATCGCCAGCAATGCCTACTTTAAACTCGTATGTTTTTTTTGCTTCTGTAAGAATTTCATTAAATTTGCGCATGTTATGTTTCCTATTATATGTTATTTATCATTATCTAGTCCTTTTAGACGTTCTAATAGACTATTCCTGTCAGTAACAACATAACCTTCACCGTTAACGAAATCATCGCCTTTGGCTCCTTTGTCACTATCTAATTTTTCTTTCTTTAATTGTAACTCAACCATCTTTAGTTTTTTGTCTAACTTAGCAACTTTAGCATCAAGGTTTGTTTTTAACATGTTACCAGCAACTTCAAATACTCTGCCACTGTAACGTGCTTCTACGTTCATACCTAAGTCCATTAAGTCTTCGTATGCTTGCATTGCTTTGTCTGATACTTCACTAAGTTCTTTATCGGCTAAATCACCTAAACCTTTTACTTGCGGCAATGCACTTGATATCTTATCAAATTCAGCAATGTCTCGCATTGTTTCTTGTTGTTGTTCAAGATGATAAGACTGTTGTTCAGTCTCTTGCATTTCTGCATCTTTTATAATTTCTTTGCTCTCGGGCAAATTTAGTAAGTCTTCTAGTTTCTTGGTCATGTGTCCTATACCATTATATGCTAGTTTTATTTATCTTCTTTTGCCTTGGTGAAACATATCTTGTTCATTTATAATTCTAAAGAAAATATTTTTTTGACTACACCACGCCCTTGCAGCTTGCCACTTGGCTTGATTAATTACATAGTGTGCTTGATTGTGTTTACTACGTCCAACCTTTTCGCGCAGAGTTTGATTAGCTGGCTTAACTTCTATTAACTCGACTCGCTTTTTACCAACTTTGTCGCCATATACTATAAAAAAGTCAGGCACGTATATTGTGTTTTTTCCTGTTAATGGATTTCTATACGGAATCTTTATTGCTTCACTTGCCCATTGTTCAACACTAGTATGCTCGTCACAAAAACGCATAAAAGCAAATTCCCAACTACTGCGGTATGTTGGGGTTTTATTTCCAACATACTTTTCAGGAAATTTTAAAGTATATTTCCCTTGGGCAAATTTGGCCATTAGGAACCTTCAAGTATATTTCTTGTTTCAATTGTTGCATTTTTTTGTTTTCTAAATCCAACAACACTTGTTCTTTTTCGATTGTAATTAAGTATCTCAGCAACAATAGAACTTAATCGTGTACTATCAATTGTTTTTAGTGTATCTAATAATTCAAATACTTTGATGTTTTCATTTTTTGCTTGTCTTAATAAAAGGGTACTAACAGCTATTGCAGCTGTTTTGTCAAATCCTGCATCTTCAAAAAATGCAATTACCACACTTAGTTCGTTGTCTGATAAATTAATTTGTGTGTTATAATAAGTGTCAAAAAATAATTGCACTCCTTTATCAGATCTTTTTGATATGTTTGGAATTGGTAAACTACTCATTATACAGCTTCCTCTAAAATTTGTTTCTTATAAAATTCTCTTTGTGTAATCGGCAATGCTGCCCAAGCAGCAGTTAATCCATTAATACCAGCCCCGCCATCACTTAAAAAGTCTGCTAAGAATAATAACTTAGCTAATGAGTCTAATGCTTCTGGATTCTTAGTTAAATCTTCTACACTTAAACTAGAGTTAGTATTACTGTTAGATGTAATATTACTACTTGAAGATTTTGTTACACTTTGTTGTCCGCCTGCACCTCGTGTTTTTGGTATATTAATGTCAGCTAGTCCGCCAATGTCGTCAATATTCGTTACTTGCGATATTCTAGTATCAAGATCATTAACCGCATCCGGCAAGTATGTTAAGGGTCCGTTATCATAATCAATATTAGGATCGTTATTTGTGTATTGTTCAATATTTGTATTTGCAACTAAGTCAACTTCTTCTTGTGTAGCATTAGGCACAGCTAATGGACTTGGCTGTGTATCATAATGTACTGTTCCGAATCCAACTGGATTACCGTCATCGCCTGCTTCTACAGTTCCTCTACTATAATGAACAGCTTCGTATTGAAGCGTAATAGTATTCTGCATGAAGGTTCCGTTGTCTGAACTTTCAACTTGATCATGTTCCCAATTTGTAATTATTGGATTTACTAATGTGTATGTTGTAAACTGTGATCGTGATAATTGAGATATTTGTATATTTCTAAAAAACGGAACAGATAAATTATTATCTAATCCATATCTAAATTGGTTACGTTCTCTACCTTTGTATGTAGCATCACCGTCACCAGCTTTGTTATATGCTCCTGCATCATTCCCGTACCAGGCATCAGCATAATAGTATCTATAATATGCTTCAAGTAATGCTGTTGTTACGCCATGATTATCGTCATGAAATGTAATAGTAATAGGCTGATATTGAATTGCTGTTTGCATATTTTTTATACGATTATATTTCTTACGTGTTTCAACAGTAGCTTGAAATTTAGGTAAGTCTGCTGCTTTAACAAGCATACCAATTTCAATACCATACTTTTCAATTAATGCTTGTATAGTATTAGCTACGTTTGGATCAATTGCAAAAAACGTATGAAACAGATATTTGGTTTTTGGTGCAAACTTTAAATTGTTGCTAAGGAATAGTCGCGAAGCATGATTATAATCAGCTAGATTACCTTTAGGTCCATTATAGGAATTTAGGTTGTTTGAATATGCATTAGTTGTCATACTAATATTTATCTATATCTTTTATGTGCGTAGATAATAAAAAAGGGGCATAAAGCCCCCTTTTACTGTTATGTTTAAGTAACTTACGAACCGCCGCCTGTTATTAACGAACCATTCTGTCTCGGTACACTTACACCAATACCGCCATCTGCATCTGTTTGGATTGCATTGTCGTACTGCATTTCTAGTGTTACTGTTACTGGCTCATTGTTTTGATATGCTAATGAGTTATAGTTTGCGTTAGTAATAAAGCAACCGTATAATTCAAAAGTTTCAAGAACGTTTGGCGTATACACACCGTTACCACCGTCTAAGATCTCAATACGTGTTGTAAATTTATAATCTTGACCTGATACTGGACTTGACTGTTCCATAAAATCAAATTGCTTCTGTAACTGTTCGCCTACAAGCTTCTGTACAGCATTATTTACATCTTCACGTAAGTTCAGTGTAATTGGTTGCCATGTGTGCTTGCCTGCTAAGTATGCTTTTGAGTTGTATGCATGTATTTCCATTGGCTCAAATGCTACTGTTGGTCTAGTTACGTCAATAACTTGTTTTGTTAGTTCTGTTGTCGGAGTTGAAACACCAAAGTTTTCCAGCGACACTCTAAAGCGGTACTGGAGCTTTGGCATTAACAAGCCCTGGCTTGCAGCTGAGTCGCCACTTGCTAACGGAACTGTGATTTTCGATAATGATGAGATTGCCATTTAATTTGCTCCTAATTGCTTAATATTATTTATCATCTTATAAGCCTGATATTTCACCAGTGTTTTTCAATCTCAACGGAATGTATATAAATTCAATTGACTTAACTGGTTCAATTGCAATATCAACATATAATTCGTTGCGATCTACTCTTGCTGGAGTGTTGTTTGTTTCGTCACACACAACTAAGTAGTCGTATAAGGCTCTTTGTCCTACTAGCTCAAGAAGTAAACTTTCAACTTGCTGTTTCATTTCATCTCTAGTAATTTTATCATTTGGTTCAAAGATATACGGTTTAGCAAGTGTGTTTAGTTGTGAACGTAAGTACACTACTAGTCTTGCAACGTTAATTCTATCTAACGAGCTTGCACCTCTTGCACGAGTCTTCTGTCCAAAGTTAACAAGTCCTGCGCCAGTAATAAACGTAATTGGGTTAACACCTTGTGCATATAATGTATCACGCTGTCCTTCGTTTAAGGACGTTGAAACAAATTCGCCTTCACTACTAATGTAGCCTGTTGAACTTGCATTGCTTACTCCGCCACGTCTTGTACCTGCTGGTGCAAACCATGGATAGCTAACTTGATCACTTAGTGCAATAGTACGCATCATCATATGACTTGGCGGAACTACAACATTGTTTCCAAAGTTATCGCTTGTAAAGCCCCATGGATAAAATACACCTAAGTATTCATCGTTAGTAACAAGTCCGTCGTCGTTATCTTCAACAGCTGCACGAACGTTTGTTCCCCATTCGTTAAGTGAAGTTGCATCTGGTGTTAGTCTTGCTGGGCTATCACCAACAACAAATGCTGTTAAGCCTCTGTCGTTGTTTAGTGTAGTTAACTCACCGATTAGTTCTGGATACCCAGGACATGCAATTAAGTTAAATCTACGTGCATCTTCATTTCTAATATCATCATTGCTATTAACTACTGCTTGTAGTTTTTGTACAACAACTTTACGCTGTGCTTTACGTCCAAAGCTACCTGATCCGTCTTCGTTGTTTGCTGATTCAGTTACCCAGCGATCTGCTGCATAGCTTGTCATCACTTCGTCATTAAAGCGTTTGTTAAGAGCTGTTTTATCAACATATCCAATTTCGTAACGCTTAACATTAAATCCACTTCTACGTGTATTAAACAATAATGTACCTTTTGGATATAATGCTGGATCTGGGCAATCTGGATCTACAAAGTTTTTAGTTAACAATGATTTAATTGTTGCTGCTGTATTTCCTTTTGCTCCACTTTCGCCGTAACGTGCATCAGCAAAAACTATACCGTTTTCAGTTGTTTGGTCACCGTTATCTACTAAGTCCCAGCGATCAAGCAATGGTCCTTTGTAGCGATATATTGTTGGATAGTTTTCAATGTCGCTAGTATCAATCCAAAGATCACCTGCTACTAATGCACTTGTACCATCTGACTGTTTAGTTGGTTTTGTAGCTGAAACAATTGGTCCGTTTGCGTCAGTACCACTAACTGCATTATAGACTGGACTTGTTGAATCTTTATAGCCTACCCAAACACTACCGTTGTTAACCATAATGTCAACTTCGTCAATAGTTGAGTTGTACCATAATTGTCCTTGACTTGCTGTATTTGACGGAGCACTGTTGCTAGGAGTATAACTTAATACTTCCCAGTTACTTACTCTGTACTCAATTGGTGCAACGTTGTTGTCAACACCAGGTTCGTCTGCAACAAAACGTGTTCCTGCACCTGTAACAATATTGTAAGGTGAAATACCTAACTGTGTTAATGCTGGTGCAAAACTTGATACATCATCTTTAAGTTTTATTTCGCCGCCTGTACTGTGTGTTATAACTACACGATCATTATCAACACTTGCACTAACATTTGGAATATTAGCACTTGTAATAGCAGTTGCAAGATTAGTTGCTGTATCTGTACCTTGTGCAGCCGCAGTCCATATTATAGAATGTGCTGAGAATGTATTTGCTCCTGGTGAAGTTGCACTAATTTCTAGTCTATACACTTCTCCATCTGTAAAGTTAGCTGGTGTTATTACATTTGTTATTACTGTAGTTGCACCAACTGCTGCACGTTTAAATATTTTAAAAGTAGCAAGTGGGCTAGTGTCGCCTGCAACATTAGTTTGAACAAACAAGTTACCAATTGTTAAGTTTGCGCCGCCGCCTGTTAAATCTAAATCTACAATTGCATCTTGTGCAGTTGGATATAACGGAGCCGAAACTGAATCCCAAATCTTAGTTGCATCGTTCCACTGTTTTACTCTCCAACGAGCACCTTGATTAGGCGTAGTTGTTTTAATCCAAACACTGCCACTTGGGCGACCATTATAGTTTGTGCCTGATTTAAATGTATCTGGAATTTCAGTGTGCTTACTAATTTGCACTGCTGGAATTAAATATTGTGTTGCTGATAGTCCTAACCAAGTTAGTACTGATGCATTGTCATTTGGTCCTAATGCAAACGTAATTCTATCAGTTGAAGCACCTGTGTTATACAATGCTAATTCGCCGCTAACTTCAGCTGCCGAAACACCTGGAATAGCAAAGCCATTAATTGCTGCTACTACTGTTGCTATTGAATCGCCTGTAGTTACTGTTACTGTTGTGCCATTTAATAAGAACACTTCTGAACCGCTTTCGGAAGAATCTTCACCGTATGTAGTACTTGCCTTTGCACTAGTTACAGTTGGAACAGAACCAATCCACTGCGATGAACCTACTTTAAGCCAGCCACTAGTACTTCTATACCAAATTGTATTAAGTGTAGTTACTGAAACAATAGCGTAATCGCCAATTGCACCAATTGAACCTAACGGCGTATAATCTGCGTTATCAAAGTCAACTACCTGTGCTTGCTGTGTAATAGCAAGTGGCACTTTGTTAGTAAATGTTTGTCCACCTGTTACTGACTCACTAGCGTTATTCCACTGTTGAATTCCGTATACAGATGCTGCTGTATCTAACCAATATGTGCCTGCGTCTGGAGAACTTACTGGTATTGTTGATGTCGGAGAAAGTTCGCCTAAATCTACATTTGCTCTTACAACCCAAGCTCTGTTGCTTACGCCTAAATATGAATATGCAGCCTGTAAGCCGTATTCGTTAAGTTCACTTCCGTGAACTGGATTATTACTTGCATCTGTTTGGAAAACAGGATCTCCAAATGTTTCAGCTAAGTCACGTTGTGATGTTAGCAAGTACGGCTTACCAGCATTTACTGCTAGTGTTCCGATTGCTGTGCCCGATGCTGAAGCATTTAGTTTATTTGCTTGTGATGCAACAAAAATTACTGGTACTGTACCTGGTTCAGCGGGTGTGTAGAAACTTTCATCTATTACGCTTACCTGTACACCTGGTGATGTCAATGCCATTTTTTATTCTCCTATTGGAACTGTGTTCTGTTTATTAATTGTATTTACCATTTTAAATAAAAAAGCCTGTGCAAACACCATATAAAAAGGTACCAAAAAGGTGAGCTAAATACAGTATGAGACCATTATGCAAATGCGGAGAGCGTCCTGCCGCAATAAATTACAAAAAAGGTAAGAAAACATACTATCGTAAGTTATGTGAAACTTGTTTGCGTAACGGTTTAGGACACGGTATACCTAAATGGAAACAACGTGGATACGAGAAAAAAGATGCTTGTGAAAAATGTAATTTTAAATCTAAACACCCTGAGCAGTTTAATGTATATCATATTGATGGGGATTTAGAAAATTGTCGCCCTGCTAACTTAAAAACTATATGTGCTAACTGCCAACGGATTATTCAAAAAGATGGAGTTGTTTGGAAGCAGGGAGATCTTGTTCCTGATTTTTAATAAGAATAGTTCGCATTAAGATATCTACATTTAATTTTAATCTTTCTAATTCACTATTATTATCAATTGTATAATTACACATCCATTGTTCGATGCTCATTGAACTAGGATCTTCTTTAGGCAAATGGTCACTTCTGTCTACCCAAATAGCATAGTCAAATATTTCTTCATTCTGCATTGCAAAAAATTCACGCTTGTTACGTAGTCCGCAATAGATATCATGTTTAGCAAATAAGTTTCGTCCTAGCTTTGCTAAGTCATCTTTACAGTAATTATGGATCATGTTGTACCATTCAGTACGATGGTTATGACGATCAACGTAACACTCATCTTCATTGGCATACCCGTATTGATCCTTTAGATCATTATAGATAAAAAGTTCTGAACAAAATTTACTTGATGACTGGAATGTATATCCGTATGCTTCTAACATCTCGCATACCGTATCCTTGCCATGACGACCATGACCTACTACTAATAACTTAGGTAACACACTAGCTCCTTATTTAAATATACTTTAAAGTATACACTACATAAACAAGTATGTCAACCGTTAATCGTAATGTCCGCCTAAAACAGCAACTCGTTGAACTTCTTCGTTAAAGATTTCTGCTTCTCGTTCTTTATATGCTTGTTCAAACCCTGTAGAGCCGTATTCCATTCTCTCGTTATTACCCCAAAGTCTTTTAAAATATGAATCGTAGGTTCTTTCAACTTCTTGATCGCTC